GAACTAAATATATTTCCGATGATAACTTACAAAAAGTATTAGGTCGTAAATTATTTAATAGTACTGAAGGGCAAATGATTAAGAGAAAAATTAACCTTTCAGATACTGAAGCTTTTTCTTTGGACATTCCTCAAGAGTTATATCAATCTTTAGATTTAGAATTTTTAAATGCTTTAGACGGTATGAAAACTAGAAGTGTAAAAGTATCAGATGTTAAAATTATTAGGGAAGCCTATGATAATGCTGAAGATATTGAAATACTTCAAAAGAAAATAAAACGAGACCCTCCAGCTAAAGCATTGACAAAGGACACACAAGCTGCTATTGTTAGTATTTTTACTGAATTTGATGGGAAAGACTTAGATGATATCCCTTTACCTAATGTAGACTATTTAGAATTTATAAATTTTTCAAATGAGAAAAATAAAGTTGTAGCTATAAGTATGAAAGATTTAAAAACTGTACTTGAATCTACATTTGATGGAGGTAAGCCTAGAGTTAAACCTGAACAAAATTTTTCTGATTGGGACCAGTACATGAAAGATGTAGCTGTTTTGACTCAAGCACAAGAAGTAGAATATTTACGTTTAAATAGAAATGAAGTTGTCACTCAACAAATGAGAAAACAATTTGCAGCTCGTGCTGCTGTTGAAGTAGCTGGAACTTTTGACATAACTTTTAAAACAGGTAATGTGGGAATGGGTAAATATAATCCTTTACGTATATTGCCGGGACCCGGTATGAGAGAAGGAATTATTAGTACAACATATAAAGGTAGAAAAGGTTCTGAAGTTCCTAACGAAGAAGGAATTGCTGGAGACACTAATACTCTTGATACCAGTGGTACATTTAATGCAGTTAATTTAGAAGAAGATTCAGTATCATTTGATGTTGAAGCTGCAAGAATAGATTTAGCTACTCCGGAATTTAAAGCAATGTCTCAAGAAGATAAAAGTAATTATTTTTATCAATTAAAAATTATGCATCCTGAATCTGTTACAGAGATTAATGAGTTAAGACAGTCTGTGTTAGCACCTAAACCTTTAGAAGAAAAGATGCAAGAAACTTTATCTGATGATAAAAAAGTAGACGATATGACACGTATAGACGGAACTACAAAGTCTGCTATAGGTTATAAAGGTCCCATTAAAAATAATGTTACTGGACAAATAATGACGGAAGTATCTATTAGTTTTGATGATTTTGAAAATCCTTATTCTGATAAAAACATAATTCCTTTAATTGTGCCTACACTTACAGATAAAGAAATATCTATTCTACAAGACATGAACATAGAAGGTAACGCTAAAAACATTCCTCAAGCTATAAAAACTAAAGCAATTGACTATGCTCGACTACGTATCAAAGCAGGGTTAAATCCTTTTTATCAAGACGGAGAAGAAGAAACTCCTGCTCCTACTCCGGCACCTAAAGATTCTTTACTTTCTCCTAATATACCCACACAAGCAGAACTTGTAAAAGATTTTGAAATCTTAGGAGCTGAAAAAATGTCTTCAGAAGAGATTGACATACGTTTAAACGAGATGATAAATCAGAAAGATGATTTTACAACTGACGAATATATTAAACTTATTACTTATTTAAACTCTAAACAGGGAATAATGCCACAAGCAACAAGTCTATTAGAGCCTACTCCTGAACTGACAGATTCAGAGATTATTGCAAATGCTTTGAAAGGTTCAGGCACAGGTAGAAATCCTTTAGAAGTTCTTAATGATATGAATATTTCAAACTTTGAAAGAGCATTAGAGAATGTTAAAAACAATAAATCAACTCTTGGAGTAGCTACCACATCTAAAAAGTTTAGAGAATATGTAAGTGAAAACTATAATGATAAATCTTTCACATCGCTTTCTAAATCAGATAAAATAAAAGCAATAGAAGAGTATATTAAAACTTTACAATCTTAGGAAACTAAATGACACCTGAAACAGAATACAATTCTGAGTATTTCTTAAACCGCTACAGAAATAGAGTTAATCTTGTAGAGGAGGAAGAAGAGAAAGAAGAAGAATCTCAAGAGGTATACGATGCTAGTTATTTTATCAATCGTTATAAAGAAAGAGCTAATCCAATAACAGAAGAAGAAAGCCAGTTTCAGGAAGAACAACTTGCACTTCAAGAGGAGCAAGATTTAAAAGAAAGGGTAGTATCAGAAAATGTTATACTTGAAAATGAACTGGAACCTCAAGAAGTTGTTATTGAAGAGTCAGAACCAACTTACAATTCTGATTATTTTGTAAATAAATATAAATCCAGACTTAAAGTACAACCTACAACCGAGCTTGAAAGCGGAAAGCTACCTACTACAGCACAACAAATTCAACTAGGTGGTAAATTAGAAAGGCATACACTTGGAAATCTTTTTAGAACTGCTAAAGCTGGACTATTAACTCTATCTAATAATAAATCTTTTCAAGATAATATTAAACAAATTGAAAAAGAAAGAACTGATAAAATCTTTAATACGATGCAAGAAGAGTATGGTATAGATTTTAGAAAAAATCAAAACGATGCTGCAGTTATTACAGGACGAATAGGCACTGCAGTATTTGACCCCGTTACTTTTTTTATACCTTGGGCAAAGATTGCAAGATTAGGTAAGATTACAGCTACAGCTACAGGTGCTGGTATTGGTGCAACGGATATGGCACTGTACGAGTACGCTGCATATGGAGAAGTAAACCCCAACAATGTTTTGTTTGGAGCTACAGTAGGTGGAGCTAGTTCTCTACTAGGTACTGTTGTTGCAAATAGGTTTCCATCAGTCGCTGACGACCAAATTAATTTAGGTAAAATAAACAGTCCAGATGCAGACACGATTGTTAAAAGTTCTGTTAAGGACGAAGTTCCTATTAACTTGACAGCTAAAGAAACAGAAGACCTTGATGCAGTTTTACCTATTGTTCTTAAAGAAAGAGCAGGTATTTTAACCCAGATGGAATCTTCTACAGCTTTATCAAAAATGTTTACTCAAGCAAGAAACGATCAAGCTGCTTGGAGAAAAATTACTGATAAAAACGGAGACCCTCAAGCTAAATGGAATGTGGACAAGAGACAGTGGTTCCCTATTAAAGGTTCTAAAATTACTCAGGCAGAAATAGATAGACTGAATGTAGCAAGAAAAGAAGCAGATAAATTTTTAAATGATGACTTCTTATATTATTTTTCAAATGTAAGTGAAGGAACAGGAAAAATTGTTGACGATACTTTTAGAATATTATCTAAAGATGAAACATACGAACTAACCGATAGTATTATTCAAAAGGTTTTAAATGAAACTTTTAGACCTCTTGTTGGAGGAGGTATCGGCTTTACTGCAGGAACATTTATTGGTGATGATGATGATGCAATTAACTATAGTTTAATTGGTGCCGGTATGACATTCGGTGTTGTGTATAACCGTGTTAAAGATGCACCCTATTTACTACAAAATCAAAAAGAAAAAGCTTTTGGTTTAATAAATAATGAAGCGACTAGAGTACTTCATAACTTTTTAAAAGTTAAAGGTTCTGGAACTACAGCTACTAGAGGTGTAAATCACGGTGGTGAGAACGAGTGGATTTCTAGAAACTTATTTCTTATGATGGACGGAAAGAAAAAGAATATTATAGGAGCAGAAGAAAGTTCAGATTTTTTAAAAGGTTTATTTGGTAGACAGATTGCTGATGTTGTACAAAATGCTACAGAAGTAGAACGTGTAGCTTCTGCAAGAATAATAAAACAATTAACTACTATAGATGAGTTGAAAGCAACTGGAAAATATTCAGATGAAAGCTTAGAAAATATAAAAAATTTAATATCTAATGCAGATCAGTTTAAAACATTTTTAAATACTAAATATGTAGAGCCAGTTGTTTCTTTTAAGAAAATAGAAAACTACGATTTACCTCAAATATGGAATGATACTTATATTAGAGCTAACAGAAACGAAGCTGAAAATATAATTAAACGTGCACTACAGGCTGAGTTTCCTACTTGGAATAAAACTGCTGAATCGCTTACAGAAAGTTCTAATTTAAATGTTGCAGCTAGAAGGATAGTTAAAAACGAACTTGGTGAAGATACACAAGGAGTCTTTGCAAAACCTCTTAAAGGAGTAGAAGACGAAGAAATATTTGGTAAATTTGTAGGTATACCACAATTAAAAAATTATCAGAAAGAAAGAGTTTTTAAAAGTTTAGAAGCTAGAAAAATTTTAGAGCCATTATTAGAGCAAGACTTAAGAGTTATTTTAGAAAAGTGGGTTACTAACACAGTTCCCGGAGTAGAGTTTGCAAGAAGATTTGGTGCTAATGGAGAGATTGTTGACTCATTAGCTCGGTCACTTAGAAATAGAAAAAATTTAACTAGTAAAGAAACGCAAGAAAAGCTTAGATTAATGAAGAACACAGTAGACGCTTACTTTGGTGTTGTTGGAAAATCTTCATCAGATGTGTTTCAAAAAAATGGTTGGAAAGATGGGTTTGCATTACTAACATTTTTATCTAATACTACTATGTTGCCTCGGGCTTTAATTACTCAGCTAGGTGATTTTTTACAACCGTTTCAAAATAGCGGAGTAGGACCTACAGTTAGAGCATTAATGAAGACTTGGCAAAAACAAAACCCTGCTGCTCTAGCTGGAGTTGGTGGTAGCCGAAGTAACACTTTAGGAGGAACTGTAAAAAAAGATGTTGAAGGAGTGTTATCTGCAGGTGTTCATCCTAGTACACCGTTTCAAGAAAAACTTTCTAATTTAACACAATTATTTTTTCGATACAATGGAATGGCTCCAGCTACAGATTTAGGTATAAAAATAGCATACAGTGCAGGTATAGACGATTTATTTAGGACTGCTAAAAAAATAGGTAGTAAAGAAAAAATAAGCAGGGCAGTGCAAAATAAATTAAATTTTTATGGAGTAGATCGAGCAGATGTTGTTAAACTTCAAAAGTTTAAAACAGTTGAAAAAGCCATAGAAGAAGGGGATGTTATAGAGGGACTTATTAATAAAATAGGTAATAAAGCTTCTAGAAGAGACGTTGGTTTACCGGGGATAGGTAACCGTATGATTTTTGCTCAACACAACAACCCCATGATTAAGTCTGCTGGGTTGTTTTTATCTTGGGCACAATATAAAGTAGCTCAAATGAATGGATTAATTAATAGAGTAGAAGACGGAGACTTAAAACTTGCTATTAAGATGCTAGGAACCGTAGGTATTTTTGGAGGTTTAAGAGAGCTACAAATTATGGCTAGTCCATCACGAAAATATTACGAAGAGAATGAGCCTAAAAATTTTAGTTCTAAATGGATAGCAGAAGCAACAGCATTATCCGGTATAGTAGATTGGAGAATTGAAAAACTAGCCCGTGTATTTAGTGACTGGGCTGGTTCGGGACATGGTACTGCTACTACAGCTATATCTCCTTTATATTCTCTTTTAGATAGGTGGTATAATAGTATTGGAAAAACTTCTAGGAATTTTAAAGCCGGAGATTATCAAGGAGCTGCAGTATCAAGTATTAAAACTTTGCCTTTAGGAGCAGAAGCAGTTGACTATACTAACAGATTAAACGAAGCAATAACAGGTGAAACATTATTAGAAGATGAACCTAATATAAAAAGAAAACAAAAAGGTGTTTCTTTAGTTTCTAGAAAAGATTTTTCAAAAGGAGGACTAGTAGGTGAAGAAACTATTGAAGGTCCTGAAGTACCTTTTACACAGGATAATGCTGCTGATAGAATCAACCCCATCACAGGATTACCATACAATCAACCCCTTATTAAGTACCAATAATATGAATATAGAACAATGTAAAGCTGAAATCAAACGACACGAGGGCGAAGTCCTAGAGATTTATATGGATAGTTTAGGCTATAAGACTCTAGGAGTTGGTCATCTATGTCAACCTAATGACCCTGAATATGATTGGGAAGTTGGGACACCTGTACCACAAGCAGTTGTAGATAAATACTATATGATAGACTTTGATAAGCATTATGCAGAAGCTATACACGTGTTCGGAGACAAGGATGAGTTTAATAACTTACCTGAACCTATACAACGTGTGTTAGTCAACATGTGTTTTAACTTAGGTGGTACAAGACTTTCAAAGTTTCGTAACATGTTGAAAGCTTGTAGAGAGCATAACTGGTTTGAAATGGCTAGACAAATGCAAGACAGTAAGTGGTATGGACAAGTGGGTAGACGTAGTTGGGAGTTACAGCAGGTTGTAATGGGGCAAGTTTAATGCTCCTGTACACTGAGAAACAATTAAACACAGCCTATAATATCTATAGGATGCACCAGATTGGACAAGGTTTAGCTTTTATGGAATTAGAAAACTTTAGAAGATTGTATGAAGAGATAATGGAGAAGATAGTATGAAAGGAATGTTAAAAAATATAGTAGGTGCAGTAGCACCAACACTAGGTACTGCTTTGGGTGGTCCTATGGGTGGTATGGCTGCTAATATGATAGCTGAAGTATTGGGTGTTCCTAATACTCCAAAAGCTATAGAGACTGCTATACAACAAGCTACACCTGAACAAATGATTGAGCTTAAAAAAGCTGAAAATGCTTTTGAAGTTCAAATGAAAGAATTAGATGTAGACGTTTTTAAACTAGAAGTAGCTGATGGGCAAGATGCTAGGTCAAAGTTTAGTAAAGATTGGACAGCTAGAATTATGGGGATTGCTGTTGTTGGTGGATTTATGGGGTACATATTTCTAGTAACACTACAGCCACCCGAACAAAATTCTGAAGCATTAATTAATTTAGTATTAGGTTATCTCGGTGGATTAGCTAGTGCTGTAATTAGTTTTTACTTTGGAGCATCAAACACAAAAGAAAAATAGGAGATAAAGTGTCAAGAGGTGATTTAAATAGAGGATTTTTTGGACCATTATTTATATTAGGTTTATTAACAATGTCATTTGCTGTAAGTTCAGACCAAACAGGAAACTGTACATCTGGCACACAGTATTGTGAAGACAATGGTTTAACTACTATTAATACCACGGTGACTACTAATACCAACACCAACAATAATACTAATAGTAATACCAATACAAACACCAATACTAATAACAATACAAATGTAAATACTAACACTAATAATAATACTAATGTTAATACTTCAAATAATACTAATGTAAATACCTCGACATCAAATAACACTTCAACAAATACAAACAATAATAACAACGTTAATACTTCTACGTCTACGTCTAACTCTACTGTAAACTCTACAGTCAATCAGAACGTAAATAACAACAGTAATTCTACTAGTAATAATACAAATACTAATAACAATACTAACGTTAATCAATCTACATCAGACTCTAATGTTACTACTGACAATACTAATACCAATAATAACAATACAAAGTCTGATAATACCAATAGAAATATTAACGAGTCTAACTCTACTCAGACTATTAATCAGAACGTAAAAAGCAAAGCACCTCCTGCTTCTGCTATAGCACCTAGTATTATGTCTTACTCTCAAGACCTCTGTACTGTAGGACGTTCTGGTGCCTTTCAAGGGCAAGTATTTGGGTTCTCTACAGGAGCAACTGTAACTGACGAGAACTGTGAACGCTTAAAACTTTCCAAGTATCTATATGATACCGGTATGAAAGTTGCTTCAGTATCTATACTTTGTCAAGACCCGAGAGTATTTAAGGCTATGGAAATGGCTGGTACTCCTTGCCCTTACCAAGGTCAAATAGGTAAAGAAGCTACCAAAGCTTGGGCAGAAAACAAATCTAAGAGACCTGATGCTAAAGACCAAGAGAAACTTTTTATACAGCAATGCACACACGACAGAAATCCTAACAGAGACAAGATAAACAAAGATGTTGTTGGGGCAGTCAAAGTTATTTATACAACTAAAA